ATACCGCCGTGTGTGCCCGAGCTCAATGCATTAATTACTTTCATTTTTTCATGTGTTAGCAATTCTACAGCAGTTAAAATAGCATCTAAACCTGGATGACTTAAAACTTTTTGTGCTTGACTAGCACTTAATTTTTCACTGGCCCATTGTGTAAACTTTTGTTTAACACCTGCTACACGTAAATTTTGATTAAAGAATGTATATAATACATCACCAGGTTTACTTAAACCAGGCTGTCCTGCAACAAAACTATCAATAGCAGCTTTATTTTGTTTAATAAATGATTCAGTATGTTTCAATCCTGATTCGTCGACTTTCGGAGAATTTTCAACATAGGTTGTTCCTTGCACAATAACATCTGGTTTAGATAATTTGTCTGCATCGGGATACCGTGTTTCATCCGCACCTATGTGTGAATAGTATCCGGTAGCGGCCACCATTAATTTTGCCTTGGCAATTTTTTTACCTAAGTTACTTCCTGCTGGAATATGGAAACTTGTTATGTTCGGAGTAAAGTCATATTCATTTGTGCTAGGGTTTAGCCTAGCAGGCTGTATTGGACTAAACAATATGCCGCCTTCGATGTATCCTTTTTTAGGACTAATCTTTTCAAAGTAAGGCCATAACTGCGCTAAACCAACTGCAAAGTCTTGACGTTGTTTTTCTTGTCCAGGTTGTACATTACCTGTGCCTAATATAAACTGTGACACATCATCTGGGTCGTTCATCATTGTGCGAACACCAGATTTAGTTTCAGTAGTACCACGCTTTACATAATCCCAGGCGTTCTTTGGAAACATGTGAAACTTACCGTTCTCATCTCTGCCCCAGTACACTACCGGACTGCCGTCCCATTTTAGTTCAATACTGCCGCCCTTACTAGTCATATGACGTAGGCGTTCAAGGGCATGTAATCCGCCAGTGCTACCATTGGTAAACACTAAATCTTCAATATGTTGATACTTGCGACCTACAGCCGCCGCAGCTTCTAGTAATGATGTAGCTGGTCCACGTAATGGAGTAGCTGACCAACTGGATCCTGAGGTTGCGGCATCGTGTACCTGTTGTTTTAATGCAGGATCTTTAATCGCTGACATGATACTTTCTGCACTACCAAGATTGGCACCAGTGTGCCCGGGACCTAATAATAGTTCAGCTATTTCGTCCCATTCATCGGATAACAGTTCTGATTTCTTTCTGTTAGCATCTCTTGCGTATAACCCTTCGTCCGGACTCCACAACATGTTCTTAGCACTGGCTAATGCGCTCATTACCACTTGCTTGTGTACACCTTTGTAAGGACTACCTCGTGGAATAACGTGTTGATGGAACTTGGATACTTTTTCAGCTTTGCGAACAACTTTGATATCACATTGATAAAATTGTCCTTCGTATGGAAATTTAATGTGTACCGTTACCCCAGCTTTATAAGTTGCTGGAACTCCATTGTCTAGTAAAAATTGTTCTAATGCTTGACGAGCAGCTTTGTCATCTTCTGGTAATTTTTTACTAGCTGGTATTTTAAAATATTGTTTAACTTGGTCCATGTCAACACTAACATCTAAATCACCTGTTTTGTGTTCTGGTTCTGGATCTTGATTAGCACCACTACCTTGTACGTGCAATGGGAATCCGGCATCTCGTAAATACGAATTAACTTCAGCTAATAATGCTTGAACCATTTCTGGTGTAGGATAAAAATCAACAGTTTCAGGCCAGATGTTGCCACCACCCTCTAACAGAGATTTTTTAGGATTAACAAATAGTTCGCGTAGTAACATGTTTAATCCTTATACTTTCCATCACTGATGTGTTCTTTAAATTCTTCGTGTAGTTTTTCGCAAACCTTCTCGCATAATTTGTTGTCAATTTCATCGTCCAATTCACGAATAGGGAATTTTTTAATGTATAGTTTGTAACTACTTTCTACTGCTGGTTTGAATACGCCTTTAGTTGTAGGGTTTTTACTTTTGACTTTGTCTAGACAACGGGCAAGAACAGGGTATAAATGGCGGCGATACACAGTATCGTCGTTGTGCATGAAATGCATTAAATCTTCTGCTAGGTCAAAATTGATTTCGCGCTTGTCGCCCTTCTTATCAATAAACTCCTCGCTGTCGAAATTTGTACCTTCTAATAGTTCTTGTATGCGCATTTTTAAACCCGTAATGTTATATCAGCAGATAACTCTGCGGCTAGAGTATTTATCGCTTTTACAAACAACAAGCTATGCTTTGATGATGCGCTCAACTTTAGAAATAGACCCGCCTAGGTGCATTTTAGCCATCAGCAGGTTGTTATCGCCCGTGATATAGAAGTGTGTGCCGCCCCAACTACGTGTCTTGCCCAAGTCACGTATACAACTCTTTGTTAACTTACACTTTTTATTAGTACTAGCCCACGCTATAAATGCAGTATTTTCTTGTATAGTTTTACCCAATGTAACTCTGTAATCAAAGTTCATCTTGGGCATGATAACAGTATTGTTAGTTAGTGAACTATTTTTTGGAGGAACACATATATATTTTACATTATCAGTGTCTAACTTGGCCAACATATCTATGTCTTTCTTGCTGTTAGAGTAGATACTGACCCATGGACTTTCGACTCTGAGATCAATGTCTGTTATCTTACCAAGAGCTGTGTGTAATTTAAAAGCATAGTCCAAGTCTTCTTGGGTTTTAATAAAGTTACTTCGCCAGTTTGCTTTTTTTGATGTGATGTCAATCTCGGACAGTTTAGTAAGTACATCACTTAAATCATTGCTACGAAAGAAATGAGCACCAGCACATACCAGTACTATTTTATACTGGTATGTGTTATGGAACAATCTTCTTGTAGTTTTATACAGCATTTTCTTCGATAGCTATGCTTTCAGTACCAATTGCTAACAACGGAACTTTAAGTTCCTTAGGCGTAGCTACTATCATAATCTGATCTTTATCGATTGTAATAGAGGCAACGCCGCCGTTTTTCAAAGCACCGAATAACATCATTTTAGCAAGACTACGTTTGATTTCTTTATCAATGACACGTTGTAATGGGCGAGCACCCATCTTGCTGTCAAAGCCTTTTTCAATTAACCAATTAATTGCTTCTTTGTTAATTTTAACTTTGATGTTCTTATCTTTAACTTGTGCTTTAAGTTCGTCAACAAACTTGTTAACAATCTTAACCATTGTTTCTTTAGCCAGCTTGTTGAATGTAATAATACCGTCTAAGCGATTGCGGAACTCTGGAGTAAAGAACTTTTTAAGGTCTTTGTCGCTGTAGTCTTTTTCTTGTGCTCCAAAACCAATTGCGTTCTTTTCAGCTTCGTTAGCACCGGCATTGGTAGTAAGAATAAGAATCAAGTTGCGGCAATCTGCTTGTTTTCCGTTTGATCCAGTGATAAAACCATTGTCCATCATCTGCAACAAAACCGTGCTAACGTCTGGATGTGATTTTTCAACTTCGTCAAACAACAATACAGCATTGGGGTTTTCTTGAATCTGTGTAATCAACAAGCCTGCATTTTCTTCAAAGCCAACATAACCCGGTGGGCTACCAATTAACTTACTAATGCTATGCTTTTCTTGATACTCTGACATGTCAAAACGTAGCAATTTAACGCTGAGATGTTTAGCCAATGCTTTAGCTGTTTCAGTTTTACCGCAACCAGTCGGTCCCATGAACACAAACGATCCAATAGGTTTGTTTTCACTTTTAAGTCCAGCTTGTGCAACAATAATCTTGTCCACTACTTCTGTAAGAGCTAAATCTTGTCCGTAAACTTCTTCTTGCAAGTTGTCCTGTAAACTAGCCAAGTTATTTGATTCTGTCTCCATAATCTTTTCTTCTGGCATTTGAATCATTTTAGCAAGTTCAAACTGGATTTCTCGTTCACCAATAATGCGCTCGTCAGCAAGTTTTAGATTGAAACGACTACACGCTACGTCAATCAAGTCAATAGCCTTGTCTGGAAGTTTTTTATCTGTTTGATACTTAACACTTAACTTAACAGCTGCATGTAATGCATCGTCACGGATCTTAACATTGTGAAATCCTTCGTAGTATTTCTTAATACCTTTAAGAATACTAATGGTCATTTCTTGCGTAGGCTCGTCAACTGTAATACGTTGGAAACGACGCATGAGCGCACGATCCTTTTCAAAGTGCTTACGATATTCTTCCCAGGTAGTACTGGCCACAACTTTAATGTTGCCTTTGCTTAGAGCCGGTTTCATCATGTTAGCGAGGTCGTTAGCACTGTTGCTAGCAGACCCTGCGCCAGAGATCATATGTGCCTCGTCGATGAACAGCACAGTCTTACCTTTCTTTTGTAGGGCTTTGATAACAAGTTTAAAGCGTTCTTCAAAGTCTCCGCGATACTTACTACCGGCCAGCATAGCACTAATATCTAGGCTATAAACTTTGTAATCTTTAAGGAAATCTGGAACAGCACCATTAACAATATTAAACGCAAGACCTTCTGCTATAGCAGTTTTTCCTACGCCTGGATCTCCAACCAAAATTACGTTATTTTTACTGCGACGACCTAATGCTAATGCAATATTTTCTAACTCGTCAATACGACCAATAACTGGATCAATCTTTTTCTTAGTAACTTGATCGTTTAAGTTAGTGGTAAATGCGTTCAATGCCTTGTCCCCTTGACTATCTTGAGGACCTTCGTTTTCTGATTCCTCAACGTTGTTGTTGATGTAATCAGCAAATTTATCTTTTTCAATATTTGCTTTGGCAATGTAGTATTGGCTCCAACTACGCTTTTCACCAAACATGCTTAAGAATATATCAGTTGGTTCAATTTGTTGACGGCCGTTAAACAGCACTTGTGTAAATGCACGATTGAGCACACGCTCTACTGCTTGAGTCTTTTTTGGCTTAACTACTACATCTGTAACAGTTATTTCTGCACATTTATTTTGCAAATAATCTGTTAAATCGTTTTTCAAATCATCGGCATTGGCTCCAAAGCCTTGAATAACACTGTGAAACCCATCGTCTGCAAGCATTGCAAATAACAAGTGTTCTATTGTTAGATATTCGTGATGTAGTTTTTTGGCAGTATCGATTGCTTTTTCAAATACTGCTTGTGTGTTATCACTAGGTTCAACCATTATATTTCCTCTTCTTTAATAATTTCTTTTTTATCATTGCCAATTTTAACGGACTAATATATTCTGTATAGCATACTCCGTCCAGGTGATCTAGTTCATGTTGGAAACATCGTGCATCGATACCAGTTAGTTCTATTATACGCTTATTTC